GAACTACAGGTTTTTCAGGTCCACAACCAGTGCAGCCTTTCCAATCAGGCCAAACCCAGTTTCAAGTAGCTGGTGCTGCAGAGGGTGCTGTTACACCTAAAACTGCTGTAGATCCTGTTGTTCCTACGTTTAGTGACTTTATAGGTCAAAACATTCCGGGTGTAGATTTTACAATGGTAACATTCTATGATGAAAATGGTCAGGCTAAAGTTCTTAAAAAGTTCCCTGATGGTAGTTTTGAAGATCCAGCTAATCCGGGTACAAAAGTAACTCCTGCAGATATGGGGCTTACAGAGGAGATGAAAACCGCTCCTACTACTACTCAACAACAAGTAGAAACAGCTAGAGTTGTCGATGATCGTGGTAACGATAAGGACGAACCGGGACCAAGTTCTACAGACGTAACAGGAATAGGTTATAATAATAGTAAACTTACAACATCATTACGAGATGTAGTTAAAGAATTTGGAGCAGGCTTTGGAACATTAAAAGATGCTTTTAATAACCAAATGTATGAACGTGCGCAAAAAGTACTAGGTTTAAAAGAAGATATAAGTGCAAAAGCTAATGCCATAACTTCTGCATCTTTAGGTGGAGTGTTTGATAATTTTAGAGGTGTAACAGTTACTGCAGATCCAAGAACAGGGGCTAACGTACGAGCATACGCAGACAGAAGATCTCTTGATTCGTTATCAACGGTAGAACAAAACAGACTTGCTAAAATTGCTCGTGCAACTGTTACTACAATGCGTGGTTACTTTACGGATGATGAGGGTGACGCAATAGGACAAAATAAAGCTGAAGAAAATCTGTCTAATGCACTAGCAAGCGATTTTGGTTTAACTTCTGGTGAAATTGAAGCTATTGCAACTGCTGGTGGTAACTTTAATAGAAATCAAAAATTAGCAAGGCATTTAGCAGGTCTAATAGCAAAAGACGAAACAAGAAAAGATGCGGAAGACAGGTTCTCTAAAGCCAAAGAAAAAGTTGATACGGGTCGTAGAACTGAAGATTTAGAGGCAGCAATCCAAGATACAGGTGGAGATGGTGGAGGTATAACTTCTCAAAAATCTGCGGAAGATTTTGGTAAAGCTGATGTTGCCACTGGTGCAGACGGTGGCGGCAGATCTGAGGATGCAGATGCTATGGACAGTGGCTATGGAGCGGGTCTTGATGATGGCCCCGGAGCGTAGTGGATTAGCTTCTAAAAAATAATCCACAATATGTTGGCTACCTAATCCCCCACCCCGTGGCTACGGTTGGCCCCAACGAGGAGAAGTACAATGGCTGAACAAGCTACAATTATGGCTGAAGAAATGAAGCCACAAAAGAAAGTTGCGTTTGCAAATCGTAAATATACTAACGAAGAAAAACGCAAAATGGAAGAAGAAGAACTAGAACAGTTGGTGAAGGAACAGAAGGGTGAGGTAGAACAAGAAGCCACCACTGAACCAGAAGAATCCCCAGATCGGAAGAGCCTACCAACGCAGAAGAAAAAACATTTAAAAAGCGTTACTCTGATCTGCGTAGACATCAACAGCAACAGGCTGAAGATTTTAAGAAAGAGATTGAAACTCTTAAATCTCAACTTAGCCAAGCTGCACAGAAAGAAATGAAACTGCCTAAGTCTGATGAAGACATTGAAACATGGGCAAAAGAATATCCAGACGTGGCAGCTATCGTTGAAACAATTGCTATGAAGAAAGCACGTGAGCAATCTACCGCGCTTGAAGAACGCATGAAAGCAATTGATGAGTTGCAGTCTAGTGCTTCAAAAGAAAAAGCTGAAGCAGAACTAATGCGTATGCATCCTGATTTCGGTGAGATACGCGATAGTGATGAGTTCCATAACTGGGCTGAAGAACAACCTAAATGGGTACAAGACGCACTATATGACAATGACAATGACGCACGTTCTGCTGCTAGAGCCATTGACTTGTACAAAGCTGACATGGGCATAAATAAAGAAAAACCCAAGTCAGACAAAGCGGCAGCTAAATCTGTAAACACAAAAAACTCTCGTAGCAAACCTCAAGAAGATGAGAAATCTACGTATTTAAAAGAATCAGAAGTACAGAAAATGTCTGCACAGCAGTATGAAAAACATTCTGACGAAATCATGGAAGCTATCCGTAGCGGTAAGTTTATCTATGATATATCTGGCTCTGCACGATGAGTATTATATTTACTCCTGAAAAAGATGTGCAACTATTTGCACCCTTTGGCCCTACGATGGGGTATTATCGTATGCCAGATGAGTTGGTTGATAAACTAAATAATAAAATGTCTGCCAGACTAGAGGACTACTCTGATCAACTTGTAGGTAAAGTTTCTGAAGAATTAGCTTTTGATGATGACATTATACGTATTGCTCAAGAAGGTTTGGGGCAGTTTGTAGGCAAATATCAAAACTATACAGAGTATAGAAACTCTATGGGTTCAAAAACTTTAGATACAGAAAATAATAATTATGGATTACAAATAGCTTCAGGTTGGTTTGTACGTCAGTTTGAAAATGAATATAATCCATTGCACATTCACACAGGTGCTAGATTATCTTGTGTGGGTTACTTAAAACTTCCTGATGGAATAGAAGAGGAATGGGAAGAAGACTATAAAGATCATCATCCTGCTAATGGACATATACAGTTTGCATATGGAACAGCTTCGGGCTATACATGTACAAACTTTATAATCAAACCACAAGTGGGTGACTTCTATGTATTTCCGTCACAACTATTTCATTGTGTTTATCCTTTCTATACGAAAGGTGAACGTAGATCTTTTAGCATGAATATGAATTTTATTGAAGTGCCGAAAGAAAAAAATGTTGACAAATAGTTATTTATGTATATAACTATAGTCAGATTAGTGTAACTATATTGCGCACCATAGTTACACACTATCAGCAAACAATGCAAGTCTTACGGTTTACCTGACGAGTGTGGCCCGTTGAATAGTGGGAAGGCCATCCTGCTAGAATACGCACCCAAACAAATCAGCCCCTGATTAGTCTGTTTAGTTTGCATCTGTAAAATGCTAATTAGGAGAATTTAAAATGGCATTTACTACCGCATCGGGATACGGTAATCTTCCCAACGGTAATTTCTCCCCAATTATTTACAGCAAACAGGTGCAGCTTGCTTTCCGCAAGAGTGCTGTTGCTGAAGCTATCACCAATAATGACTACTTTGGTGAGATCGCTCAAATGGGGGATTCCGTTAAGATTATCAAGGAACCCGAAATCACCGTCAAGGCGTATGCACGTGGTACGACTATTACCCCGCAAGACCTTGATGACGAAGACTTCAACCTAACAATTGACAAAGCTAACTACTTTGCATTTAAGGTTGATGACATTGAAGAGGCGCACTCACACGTTAACTTCCAAGCCTTGGCAAGTGACCGTGCTGCGTATCGCCTAGCCGACCAGTTTGACCAAGACGTTCTTGGCTATATGTGCGGCTTTAAGCAATCATCTCTTCACAGTGTTGCTGACACAGCAAATACTACTGTGAATGGATCAAAAGCAATTTCAACAGCAGGGTCTAACGAACTGCTGACTGAAATGCAAGTTGACGCCAATGACTTTGGTGGATCAGCAGACGATGGTATTGGTATTCAGCCACGCCTACCGGGTGCTTCTGCAGTACCGGGTTCAGGTAACGCTAACCCAACCATGATTATTGCTCGTATGGCTCGTAAGCTAGACCAGCAAAATGTTGATTCACAAGGACGCTGGCTCGTAGTCAATCCAGTATTTATGGAAGTACTGAAAGATGAAGATTCAAAACTTCTGAACTCTGACTTCGGTGAAAATGGTGGACTTCGTAACGGACTTGTGATTAATAATCTGCATGGCTTCCAAGTGTATGTTTCTAATAACCTGCCAGAAATTGGAACAGGCTCTGCTACCACAGGTGGCACGAACTCTTCTAACTTCGGTATCATTGTTGGTGGACATTCATCTGCTGTTGCTACTGCAGAGCAAATCAACAAGACTGAGACATATCGTGACCCTGACAGCTTCGCTGATATTGTTCGTGGTATGCATTTGTATGGGCGCAAGATTCTCCGACCAGAGGCTCTTGTTAATGCCCGGTTCTGCTTAGTGTAAGGGAGGATTGAGTTATGGCTCTAGGTGATAATACTACTTCCGTAGCACGTGGCAATGACGCACGTGGTCGTAAGCCTTACTTGCTTTCAGCAGAGTTGAACTTTGCAACTGCTGCAAGCGATAAGGGTACAGCCCTCGCTGCTAACGATGTTATTCCGGGTTTGACTATTCCTGCGAATACCCTCATCATGTGTGCTGGTTTTGAAGTAACGTCTGCTCATACAGGCACTTCAACCAATACAGATTTTGACTTTGGTATTACAGGTGGTGACTTGGACAACTTCGTTGACGGTTTTGATTTTGATGGTGCATCAGTAGGCGATTACGCTTTTAAGGCAGGTCAGACTCCTGTTCTCATAGGCGGCACTTCTGATACCATTGACGTTGAAATCCAAGCAATGACAGGTACAACAACAGGCGGTAAGATCCGCATGTTTGCTGTCTGCATGGACGTGGACGATCCGGGTGACTTGACTG